ATCCGCTTCACCTCGTACTCGTTCCCGCGGGATGGGATCGGCCACTGCGGCCGTCCGTCCTTCAGGAACGACAACCCCGTTCGTTCGAGCGGGGGAGAGGGCTCTTGTACGTATACCACGTACAGAGGGGACACGTAATCACCATAATACGGCGATACAACAAATTCGCCTCTGATGGAATACGTGTTGAAGAAAACGCCCCCCCACCCGTGTCGTGCGGCCATGAATGGCCACATTTGCGAGTGGAGGTGACCGTCACCGTAGCCCATCGGGCCGTAAAGCCTGATGGGCGTTGGGAGGAAGGTCTTCACCAATCGGCACATTTCGTCATCGTAGTTAGCGACGAAGAAGTTGTGCATTGAGAAGAGCGTTTTTCCGCTTACCAGATCCTTCTGGTAATAAGGACGGATATTGATGCCTTTGAAGTAGTCCTTTCCGCATGATTCACGGAAGGGGCCCGACCAAAAGCTCTTCGTCGTGTTCACCTTGAAACCACAAAGGTGAAGAGTTCTCACGACGACGTCATAGTGCTCTGAGGGTATGACGATGTCATCCCCAAACACGGTGACGTACCTGCTAGTTGCATCTGCAGGCAGAGAAGCCAGTGATAGAGCGTAGAAGATCGCGCTCTGCAGGGGGAATGTGAAACCGTTCCCCATCGCACTGAACTTGTTCAACCTATACTCCTTTCCCTTATACGTAGTAGTACTCGTACGAAGGGACCGGAGCAGGCGGAACCAATCATCTGGAAGTAGAGCTTTCACAAGCTCGTACGAGATGAGGTCGGACGCACTACTGAGGTCGATGGTCGCTGTACTTCCATCGATGGAGCCAATTGCAGCCCGAGCGTTGTTAATGCTCTGGTCACGCAAGTTGACTCCCCTCCTACCTAAACGAGCCGTCATAAAATCACCGACGGCCGCTTGCCACACTGTGTTTAGCGTGGGTTGCTTATCGATCGATCGATACGTTTTGGCGTTCTTTGGCACGAACTCCAGGATACCGGTCGCAATATCAACCGTTACCTTCGCAACTTCCCATCCGTCTTCGTCAATGTAGCTGGAGTCCTCGTGGCATGCAAGCCAGTGGGGACTCCAATTGAAGAATTCGGAACGGTACTGCGAATTAAGGAGGTTCTCACTACACGAAGGCCGCTCCCCTAGTTTAAAGGGGGCGGTTGAACACTGTCTTTTGACAGTGGAGGTGGATCCAGGCCCAAAACGAGGTCGGAGCTCGCAGATGCGAGGAGCCGCTCCAAGCAGCCGTTGCAGTATTCGCCGAGCGCGGTCAAAAACGACCACGTCTCGGGGGACCATATGTACAGTCCCACTGCTAAGGCCGCGAAAGAAGCGGTTAGTCTCCGAACATTCGTTTTCAGCAGCTGCCCAAGTATCGAAGGCAACACGCTCTTTATCAATTCCTGGAACCACGAGTGGTTCGAGCTTTTGGTAGAGGGCGAGAAGTTGCCGGAGGGCAATAAGCTGTTCGACGTCGCTTTCCTCACGGTAGACGACTTCGAAGTTGAGGACTTGAATCCATTCCTGCCTCTGGATGTGGCCATAAAGGCGTACTCCATCTTCCCCGGCCCTTTGTGAGAGCCGATAGGCGATCCTCTGTAAAACTCGCAGAGTATCGCCCAGGGGGAGACCCTGCGTCCAGCATGTTGAAACTTGCATGTTACTTGCTCCTTGAAAAGAGTAGTACGGAC